GAGCATTATAAAAACCACGCAAGTGATGACGGCATGGAGCCGTTGTTCTTCAACATAGTGTCGTGGGCTAAAAAATGTGATGATGGCTATGAGTGGGCGCAGAAGTTAGGGGCTATGCACCCGTATGACGCAGACCGTATTCAAACTAAGTGGAACAGCACCAAAGGCCCAAGCCCTTGTTTAAAGCTAGACGAAGTAAACCCCGGTATATGTACAAGCTGCCCGCACTTTGGCAAGGTAACTAACCCACTAATATGGGGTAGAGAATTAAAGACTGACAATACTGAAAAAGAAATTGTCATGGAACGCATGGCAGCAGAGGAAGAAATTGCGGAAATACAAGCACCCACTGTAACCAAACCCGTTCCACCTAGAGGATATAGCTACGGCCAATCAGGCGGTATCTATGTAGATAAAACTGAGGAAGATTCTCAGGGAAACAAAACGCGGAAGCAGATCATGCTACTGCCGTATGACATGTTTGTGGTTGATATATTGAATCGTAATGGCGACCACATCGTTCACATGGTTGCTTGCAGACCCGAAGGGGCGATTGATATTCTGCTTCCACAACGAGCTGTGGTAAGTAAAGATGAAACAGTTAAAGCTTTGGCAAACCAAAACATCATTGCGGCGTTTGGCGCTGGCAACGATAAGAACCTATCTGATTATGTGCGAGCTTGCGTTGAACAGGCTAGTGCTAATAAGAGAGCAATTAAAATCCCAAACAATTGCGGATGGCAAGAGGACAAAACCTTTGTATACAACAGTCATATCTATACCCCCACAGGAAAGAAAATATTTGTTCCTACACCCGGCCTTGAGAACGTCAATCAGCACACCCAACCCTCCGGAACGCTCGATGGTTGGAAAGACGTTATTAACTTATTTGTTAAGCGAGAAATCTGGAACATCCTGACAATGGGTTTAGTCGGACCTGCATCGTTGCTTATGGAGTTCTCAGGCTTTAACGGCATGACCTACCACTTGGGTTCTAGCGATTCAGGTACAGGTAAATCATTGGCGCTATCTATTGCTGAAAGTTTCTTTGGTCAGCCGGGTATGTATCGTGTAGGTCAGGCAACATCTGCAGTAGCTCTGCAACAACGTCAGGGCATCTTGGGTAGTTTGCCTTTAGTAACCGACGAGATTACCGCTAAGAACCGAGGCGACTTTGAGTGGCTTCCTACATTCCTCCTAGATCAATCACAGGGTAAAGGCAAGGAGCGTATGGAGAGTAATGCAAATAAGGAAAGGTTGAATGTTTTAAACTGGAAATCTACTGCCCTACTAACTTCTAATACGCACGTGTTTGACTTCTTGGGCGGTATGCGTAAGCACGCTTCTCAGGCTGAAATGCTACGGGTTTTAGAGGAGTGCCCAACGGTTAAGCTAGAATGGAATGACGCAGAATCGGCAATCCTAGACCAACTTAAAAACAATTATGGAGTTGTGGGCGATATGCTCATTACCTGGATGGTACAAAATCAGGAGATTGTTAAAGATGTATTTAAGAAGACACATGAGACCCTCAAGAAAGAGTTCAATACAACGAATGATGAGCGTTACTGGAGTGCTGGAAACGCTGCTATTGTTAGTGTTACCATTCTTCTTGGCAGTAAGTATTCCAATCTTATTGATATACCTGTTAAGCCTGTCATTGAAATCCTTCGTGGAATGGTTGATAGAGCTCGTTTAGTAGTGTTTGGCGCTAGGAAGTCTGCGGAAGATGTGCTTAACGCTTACACTCGTGAAAACTACGGCAAGTTCATTGTGGTTAAAAACTTCAATGGGGTGCTACAGGCTACGCTAGGTGAAGGCGGCATTGTTGACCAATCTATTACACGCTCACAAGTTGCTGGGCGAATTGACAGGGGGTTAAACCCCGGATGGATTGACTACTATATTGAAGAACAGCTTCTACGCTCACATTGTGTATCTATGAGTTTTGGGTATTCTACGTTTAAGAAGCAGATGGAGGCGCTTAAAGGCTTTAAGGTTAGCTACATAGAAAAGAAAAATATGCTATCTAAAACTAAAGGCCCAAGCATGCGTGTAAACGTAATGCAGATTAGCCGCCGTATATCAGACGAAGATGACTCGGAAGATTAGAGTTCACTATCCTTGGCTAACGACCCCTTGCTTGGGGTCGTTTTTTGTTCCAACGCTAAAACTAAAAGAAACTAGAGAAGCAGGATTAAAAGCCGCCGTGTATCACCAAGTCCAAGCCCGAGCAGAGTTCGGAGTAGTTCAAGGTAGACTCGGCGTGCTTTTTACTCGCGTGCGCTAAGGAAATCTTTAGACATCTCGATACGTATTTGGCGTATTTCATCTAACATCTGACGTTTCTCGGCTCCGCTAATACCAGTCATGGAACGAACCTCACGTTCTTGCTTAGCCAAGTCCCCCATCTTTTTATTGAACTGCCCAGCAAATCGCGCCATACCAATTAAGTCAGCTTCTTTATCCAAGAACGCATCGGCTTCTTTTTCCCTATCATTCTCAACCAAGTCTTTATAAGTGGCTTGAGCTTTTTGAACTTCACCCATCTGCTCATAAGCTTTCTCAATCAGACCGGTTGCATCTTTAGGCTGGAAGAAAGCGCCAACAATAGGGGTTGTACTACTCAACACTCCACGACCTTCAGGAGCCTCGCCAGCGGCAGTTACAGGATTAGCCAAAGTCATCATAGCTAGTGGTAATGCGCCTGTATAGGTACGAAGCAAGTATTCCATCTTAACTGGAGAAATGTTAGTGGCTTCACCCAATGCTTTAAACATTTCCGGGGTGTTAGCATTTGCACGCATACCGGGTTCTAGCTTCTGTAAACGAGCACCTTCAATTGGCTTACCAGTAAAGAATGAATAGTTAGCAGGCAGTTCCACAAACGGTTTAGCAATCGTCGGCATTACAGATGGAACAAACTGATTAAGAGAGTAAGCAGCAATCTCTTTAGCCGCATCACCCAATTTTTTGTCTTCAAAAGCGGTAGAGTAAAGCATCTCAGGAAGCATCTTAAAGATACCTCCAATTTCAAACGGGATAGGTACACGAACAGGTTCATCCATACCCGGCAACTTAACGAACCAATTACCGATTCTTTCCTGTGGTGTAGCGTTCTTGTACGAGTCATCGTCATACATCAATGCTGTGTAAGCCATTGTCATACCAGCCATCATAGCGCCACGTTTGAGTAACTTCTCTTTAATCTTTAGTTTCTCGCTAAACGGCATCTTGCCAGCAAAGGCTTTATATAGAACATCAAGACCTTGAATCTGTGCGTTCAAGAAAGGAACCATTTGATTGAGCAAGTAGAAGCTTGGAGATGTACCGCGCTTACTAAAGTTCATGGCTTCTAACGAAGCTAGCGTAGCTTCCATATCTGACAAGCCTTGTTTAATAAAGCTGTTGTACGAAGTTACACGAGAAGTTGCGTCGCCCATCATAGCAAAATGGTCTAGTTTAGCCATTGCTTTTTCCCAACCGGGTTTGCCGTCTATGATTTGCAACATGGCTTTCTGCATAGAATCGGATGCACCGCCAATAACTTGACCGCCCAAAATACCCCGTCTCTTCAACAACAACTCACCCTCATTGATCCCACGTAGCATAGAGCCTAACTGCTTTAAGTTGTCCATAATTGGAACTGAGTTAGAACCAGTAGTAAAAGCATTAGATAACGAATCACGTGCAATCTGACGTACAGCGTAGGCTGGGTTTCTTGTAATAAAACTGCGCAACATACGAGCCGGTATACCAGCAACTTTAACTAGGTTAGGTATTGCTACTTGAACACCATCCATGCCTTTTACAAGTAAGTCTGCGGGAATACCAATACTGTCAGTATCCACCACTGCATAATGTTTTTTACCATCCAACATAAAACGAATGACGGAATCATTAGCTGGGCTATTACCTTTATCCTCGTAGATACCGGAGCCAATTTCTTTTCCATCTTTGCCTTTCTTCTTTTGCAAGAGGCCAAGTTGTTGCAAACTAAACGCCACATTACGAGTAGCTAGATTACGCAACGCCATATCTGTTAGCATGCGGGTATTTTGCAAAGAGCTAGTAAAGACATCAAGGATAGCGGTATCACCGCCGACTAACTCGTGTAAATATGGTTGGTCTGTAATATTGCCAATGTTAACTGTAGTAGCACCACCAATATCCATAACAACAGAGCCATCAGGACGAACACGATAGAACGGCACGTAGTCTTTGGCTTCAAGTAACTTAGCAGCTGTGTCTTTAGAGAACCTACCTGTCTTAACAGCGAAGTCAATCAGGCCCTTGTTGTATTCATTATAGATACCAGCGGCTTCTTCAAAGGCTGCTTTGGTCTGTGGGTCGGCATTAATACGACTTACGACTCTATCTAACATCGACTGTGTAACTGATTTGTCAAAGTTCAAAGTCTCTAACCCAACACGCTGAGCACGCTTAGCAGCTAAGTAGAATGTAAATAATTGATTGGCAGCATCAGCATCACCAACGTCAGCTTTCTTAAGTGCTTGGGAAACCTTTAACAAACTAGCGCCATCTTTAGACTCTAGGATAGTTTCTTTCTTACCATCAGCACGCTTTCTTTCCACCAATTCAATAGGGCCACCCGAAGCAATTTGAGCAGTCCAGTTTAAGTTTTGGTCGTGCATACGGAGGTAGTACATTAACTGCGTGCCAACTAGAGAGTCCTTAAACTTTTCAGATAACTTATTAGCTACCTTCTCTATTGGTGCAAAGCGGTCGATGTAACGTGTACGGAAAGCTAAACGGTTTTTCTCGGACAGTATACCTGTAGGTTTTAGAATGTCACTAGGTACTTTCATACCGCTAGCAGCAGCTTTAATCTTATCAGTAGCAGTTTGGTTCTTAGTAACAACTTTAGAAACATCAGCACCTAAGTCTGCAAACTTGCTGTTGTATTTAGGTTGACTACGGAACTGGATATTACCTGTGCTTGTCTTATATGCGCCGGGGGTAATTTCAAAGTCTTTACGGGCATCGCTTAACAACTTGTAAACGTCGTTTGTATTGATGTCTAACTTAATACCCATCTTACGCAAGCCAGCACGCAACGCTCCAACCAAAGCCTCAATAAAGTCTTTAGCTTTCTGCATGTTAGATTTTGTTGGTTGCATCTCAGCAACGTGCGCAATCATCTCAGATACGGCGGCAATACGAGCATCTTCTTCAGACTTACCACTAGCTTTGGCAGCATCATATGCGCCCTGTGCGTCATCACCAACACCTAGCTTTTTAGCCAAACCTAAGATACCACCTTCTTGTTTGTCAATCTTAGCGGCTAGGTTATACATTCCATCTTTGCCTAAAACCCCATCAACACCCATGTGCCCTGTAATCTCGTGGGCTAGAGTCTGCTCAACTTCTTTAGTGTTAGCGTGGTTAACGGCAACTACTACAATCTTTCCGTTGGCAGTTACAAAACCTTTAATAGTATCTGGGTCGTAGCCTTGCTCACGGATATACTGCTTCATACCCTCCGGCAAAATAGCCATGACTTTAACATCAACGCCTTTAGGTATCTTAGTGTCATCAACTACTTTCTGAGCGCTTGCTTGGCTTAGACCTGTACGAGAAACTGGAAGGCCTGTGCGGGCTTTAAACCCATACTTCATACCCTCGGAGATTTCTAGGTAATCCTCAAAACGCAAACCTGCTTCACCAGCGTATTCTTTTTCAGTACGCCTTGCATCAGCAACTTGCGCAGCCATTTTCTCATTAGCTTTAGCTGTAGCTTTTTCAGCCGCACTTGGCTTAAGTTCTGGTGGGCGCTTACCTGATTTATTGCCAAGCACCTCTGCTGTCCGCATAGCTTGGCGTTGAACAACATCTTTAATCTCCTTGGACTGAGTTAAGCCGGCTTTTGCTTGTTGCTTTTGCGCTTTCTTAAGCCCTACTTGTTCTTCAGTTACGTTTTTTTGTTTCTCAGCAGCTTCTTGTCTACGTTGTGTTTCTGATACAGGCACCGTACGAGTAGTAACTTTTCTAGCAATAACATCTTCAATATCGCCAAACTTAGCTCTTGCGGCAACAACTTGCTCTAACTTAGTGCTTGGAAGTGCCTTTAATCTTTCGGCTGCAGCAGTTTCTTTTTTACGTTGCTCACCAATACGTTTTTCTAGCGCAGCATCTGAAGCCGCTTTAATGCGGTCTGCTTCAGTAATCTTTACGTTAATAAACTCAGGAGGCGCAACGTTTTCTTCCAACGCTTTTTCTAAACGCTTTCTTGTGCGTACAATAAATTCATCGTTGTTGTTTTTTTCATGCAGGAATAAAGCAGATTCCCATGAGCGCACTTTATCTAGCTCTGCTTGGGCTTTTGCAATATCTTCCCCAATCTTTTTAGCATAATCGGCATATGTTTGTGCAAACTTACGCTCTTTAGTATTTTTGTGCGTCTTGTACCAATCAGCCATAGATTCATGGTATTTTTTATTTAGCTCAAGCTCCGCAATATTCTCCTGCATTTTTTCTTCAATGGGGGCGGTAAATGCTTTTCTTACGGCATTGCTTCTAGATTCTGCAACAGCCCGATTAAAAGCAACAGTATCTTCTAGGTCGTTAACAATAAGATTAACTAAGTTTTCTTTTTTAGCGGCTGCGACTTCCGCTTCTGTTAATGGCCTAGACACCACAAGCTCATCTAAACCAAGAGAACGCATAAGGGCGAGCTTTTGGTTATTTAGATGTACAAAACGCTTTATGTAAACAGAGCGTTCCGCTTTTGCAGAGCTAATAAACTGCTTGACTTTAGCGGCTGGTAGCCTTTCTCTATCTGAAATAGCTTTATCAAGTTCTTTTTTAGCGTTTTCAACAGCACGTCTGGCTTCTTCAGTTCTAGTTAACCGGGCTGCGCCCTTAATTTTTTTGTTACCTTCTGTTGTTATATCGCCTAAAGCTTCTAGATTTTCAACGGCGGCATCATAGTTCTTTTGTGCTTCTTCAACTGTTACATACAGTTTAGGAGCTTTGTCCATGCTATGGTTTTCGAGCGCTAAGTTTACCGACTCAAGTTTACGGATTGTTGGTTCGTGCTTGCTTACCCAGTCTTTATCTATTTTGGCCGCTTTTTGAATAACTTGCTTGGCTAAATTTAGACTATGCTGAAGTTTATTTTTTTGAATGCTTACAAACTTCATAAAGTTCTTATGGGTAGCGCGGACTGCGGCAATAGGTTCTAACTGCTTTTCACCAAACAGGCTATATTGGTCTGGGTTTACGCCTTCAGGTTCTTTACGTTCTGCTTTTTCTTTCTCGGCAGCTATCTTTTCGTCTTCTGCTTTACGAGCAGCAACTTCTTGCTCAAGCAAGCGAATCTTTTGTAGGTCTGGAGTTTTCTTAGACTTCTCAGTTTTCAGCATTTGCGCTGCGTCGCGCTGCTGTGTTGTAAAGAAAGGCTGTACACGAGTTAACTTTCTTTCCGCGCCTTCCATGTACTTATTTTTAATGCCGTCAATCTGTTTTTCTAAGTAGCTAACTTCTTGGTTAGGCGCAACTCTTAATACACCAACGTTCTTATTAGCTACAACTTTATCCAGCGTGTCTTTTAAATCAAACGCAAGTTTAAGGGCTTCGTCAGTAGTTAACTCAGCTTGATCATTGGCAGCACGTATGGCATTTACTTCACGCGTGGCGGCTTCAATATAGTTAGCAGTAGCATTTTTAGCTTGAGACTCAACACCGGAACGTAGTGAGGCGGCGGTTCTCGGGTCTTTACCAGCTAAATAACGTCCGGCCTTCAAATCATCGACAGCATCTAACAATTTGTCATGGGCAGTGGCTTGGTCTGCTTTAGCGTTTGCTTGTTCAGTTTCAGGAATTGGCGTAGCTGTACCAGTCTGTGCTTCCGCTAGGCGTTTTTGTAATGCGCCCAAATTAGCTATAGCTGTTGCTCTACCTTCTTCCGTTGTTGCAGTAGCATAGTTGCGTTGTTCTTCAGCAATTGCACGTTTAACCCGTTCTACTCTAGCGCCAGCTTCTTCTGTTGGAGCAGCACTCTTCATGCCTTTTTCAATCTGGGCTTGGCGAATCTTCTCAACAATCTCATTAACCGTACGCTCATCAGCACCAGCAGCGTGGGCTTCTTCTAACTGCTGTAAGCCTTCTTGATACTTATCTAATGGGCCAGCTGTTTCTTTTTGTGGTAGTTGTGCAAACAAATCCGCTTGTTCTTGTTGGCGTTGTTCCGCTTGTTGTTGTCTAGCCTGATTAGCTTCAGCTTCCATTTTAGCTGGTTCAAATAAATCAAACTGTGTACCAGACTTTTGTACTTCAGCTATTTGTTCTTGCAGTTTTTTAATTTCAACAGCAGTTTTAGTAACTTTTTCAGTATTGCCACCTTCACCACCAAATTTTTGCAATTCAGCAGTTTTCTTTTTTAGCTTGCCACGAAGCTCTGCCATTTGTACATCAGGAGATTCTTCTACTGGGCTTAGCTTTTTAACAGCTTCTTGGCTTGTTTTAAACGCAGCCTGCATTTGTTGTAAACGTGGGCCAAGCTGCGCAACAGTATCAACGTCACCTTTTTCAGCAGCTTTCATCATTTGCGCTTCTACATCTGTAACTTCTTTTTGTAGGTTGCGGTGCTGATTTAAAAGTGATGTAGTTTCTTCTTGCTTTTGTTGGGCAGCAGTATCTTCTTGCTGCATGCGTTCTGCGGCTGTTAATGTACTTGGAGCGTTTGGTAATGGGGATACTGCGCCCTCTAACATACCTTTAGCTTGCGTGGATTCTATAGGCGCTTGTTCACCTGTAATTTGTCCTGTCTTGGCTTGTTGCTCTTGAAACGCTGTTTGCGCTTCTTGTTCTTGTGCTGCTTTTTGTGCAGCTACATCACGCTCAGCTTGTTTCTCTTGAATTACTTTTTGTGCGTCAGCACGAGTTCCATGAACGCCAAACGGAGAAGCAACCGCGCCTAATGCAGCGCCGCCAATGAAGTTGTCTAAATATTCTTGTCGAGCTTGCGCATCATTTAGGTTTAATCCGGCCTGTAATCGTTCAAAGAACTGTTGCCCCGCTTCTGTAGCACCTTCAATACCCGCAATCTTGGTACCACCAGCAATGTATTGCCCAGCTGTGCGAAGCGTGCCTTGCTTCATTATGTTTAAAGCTTCTTGCTCTGTGAGCTGTTTACCTACTGAAGCAAAAATCTTTTGGATGCCGGGGATGTATTTAAAACCAACTACGTCTAATGCCGCTTGTGGAATTGCAGCTGCAGCGGCTTTACCTAGGCTGGCTTCTTCAAGCGTCTTGCCTTCTTCCATCTGACGACCAAGGTTAGAACCGGTAAACTGCGCACCCGATACCAGACCAGCACCTAAACCACCAACCAAAGCAGGAGCACCGCCTAATGCAGCAGCTGCCCCGGCAGCCAAAGGAGCCACCATATAAGGAACAGAACCAGCCGCAGTTTCTTTAAGCTTTTGAATGGGTGCTTCGGACCAACTCTTTTCTGTAGGCGCTAGCGTAGCTGCTTTTTCTTTTTGTTCTTTGTAATACTTTTCAGCTTCGGCTTGGTCCATTAGACCAGTCTTGCCCGCTAATGCCCCGAGTTCGCCCTTAATGCTTTCTAGGCTAGACTTAAAGGCGCCGGTGGCGCCTGTGTCTTCTTTGGGTTCTTGGGAATCGTATTTCCTTTCCCACGGTGCTTTTGCAGTTTCGTAGGTATATTCCCAAGGATTTTTTGCCATTACACTTCTTCCCAATTTTTCTTGTCGTTAGGGTTGCCACCTTTAAACCTATACCCGTCTATTACCGCACCGGCGGATGGAGCTGTTCTTGTTGGCGTTCCATTTTTATTACTAGCGCTTTCATTTTTGCCATACAAACCAGCAGCTTGTTGACGTAAATCAGCGAAATAAGCATTTTTCTGCTCAGGTGTCATTTTACCAAAGTTACGGGCAAAGGTGAAGTCCGCCATGTTTTTATTGTGCATATCAACTGCACCTTTACCGATTGCTTCATCTGACCTATCTTTTTCTCGTTCTGACTTAGTACCAACTTGGCTTGCATAAGCGCCAGCACGTAGTTCTTCAGCGCTAGCTTTACGGTTTTCAACGGCCAATACGCCGGTTTGGTATAAAGTTTTTTGAGCCAGTTCTTCGTGTTTGAGCGCCAACTCTTCATTGCCTTGGTCACGCGCTTCTTTGGCCTTGGCCAAATTAAAGTTAAAGTCTCTTTGGTTTTTCTCAAGCTCATTAACAGTTTTACGGCTAGCAACAAGTCCGGGCAACCCAAGTTCGTTACCTTTAGCCAACGCCATACCGACGTTAGGTACGCTCATTAATGCCTGACCCATGCTCATCAAATACTGACCGGCGGCAAAGTCTTTCTCACTTTGAACTTTTTTATCTAAGTCTTCTTTGTTAGCGCCCATATCTGCAAACGGGTCTGGACGTTTAGGAGGCGCCTCTGGGTTTTCTTCCGCAACTTTCTTAGCTAATGAAGGGTCAACACGCTTTTGAATAGCGGCTACGTCTGCTGGATTAGCAATAGTTTGAATACCTGTAGGTTTTGCTGGTACGTTTATTGGAGCCGCAGACAAAGGGCCTTGCGCACTACCTTCCATATCTTGTTGTTGCGCTACGTTGGTAGGGAGTGGTTGAGCTGGAGCAGTAGGCGCAGCCATCGCTGCACGAGTACGTGGGCTCATAAAGAAATTGTTTTGTGCTGCTTGCGTTTGAGCTATTTCTTCTGGAGAACGACGAATACCACGACCATATAGCAAGTCGTTCATTTGATCTGCAGTCATAGGGTCTTTAACTTGACTACCTTCTTCACCACTAAATGCAATAATGCCACCGCCTGCCATAGCCTTTTCTGTTGGCTCTAAGTTTTTAGCTGGTAACGCCGCAAGCCCTTGTGCTTCTGCTGGAGACGGCATTGCTTCAGGTTGTTCTGCTAATGCCGCACGCTCTTCATCAGACATCAACTGGTCTTTAATAGTGGGCTGTTGAGCTTGTTGCCCAGCCTGTTGGCCTTCTACGGCAGTGCGTAACTGTTTACGCCCCATAGCTTCAGTCATAGCTACAAACTGAGGGATTGCCATGCTCTTACCCATAAGGATGTCGGCTAACTCGCCGTCGCTAAACATTCTAGCTTTATCCATCATGGCTTTCATGTTGTCAGTAGACATTCCCGCGCCTGTAGCGTTAGGTTGTGGTTGTTGCTGCATCAATGAAGATAACATGTTAAATCCTTAAGAACCAAATGCTTTATATGCGCCCAATGCGCCAATACCCGCGCCCATCATTTGTTGCGCTGTTGTTGGAAGAGCTTGATATGATTGAGTAGTCGCAGACTGCATAGGCAATCCATGAAGCATATTCGATAACATACCTAACTGCATGTACGGATACTGTTGTGCAGTAGCATAGTTTTGAACGTCTTGATTGATTATGTTCTGTTGTTGTTGCTGTTGTTGTGAACCTAAAGTGTTCTGCAGCTGCGCGATATTTTCAGTAGCGCCGAGTTGTTGACCGCCGATATTAGCCAAGTTAGAAGCTTGTTGACCCAATTGACCGTAGCCTGCTTGTTGCGCGCCAATACCCGCTAGTCCAGCTTGAGCGCCTTGAATACCTAAACCAGCGCCTTGCATACCTAATGAGGCAGCGTTCTGCATGTTTTGATTGGCGGTGTTATAGGCTTGGTTATATGCGTTACCAACTAATTGGTTTTGAGCTAAGGCCTGGTTCTGCTGGTTAAGTCCTTGCATTACAGCGGACCGCCCGCCACCAAAAGCACCTTGTTGAGTAGCCTGCGATTGGTTTTGTACATTTTGCATACCAAACTGCTGGTTCTGTAATGCCAGTGCTGGAGCTAAAGTGTTTTGAATATACGGGTTCATATATGAAGCAACAGCATTTGGGTCTGTCGCATTTTGCCCGTAGCTTAAGCCTTGTTGAACACCAAGACGACCCGCATTATAGCCTTGCTGACCGTACATACCGGCAGGCATTGTTGTAGCTAAAGCCCCCAAACCAGACATGTTAGCCATCTGACTTGCTGCATCATATTGCCCAGGTGTTTGTAAGTTAGCTGCAGTGCTATAAGACTGCTGCATCATAGGCGACGCACCAGCTACGTAGTCCGATGGGTTGGTGCTGTACGGTGTATACGGTTTGAATGTAGTATTTAAATTGCCGTTAGCATCAGTGCCATAAATCTGTGCCTGAGTAGCGTTGAGCATATTCTCAACATACGGTTGCGCGTACGCTGGTAGGTTTGTATTAGTTACAGTTGTACCCGTTGGCTGTGACGAACCCCCACCACCACCACTGCCGCCACCGCCCAAAACACTACCTAAAACTTGGCTGCCTACTACCCCTGCTGCTACGTAACCTGCTGGCATATTAAGCCCCTTCCGCTATCAATACTTTGTCAATATTATCTACATCTGTTTCGTTTGTTGCGTGGATGCAGAACCATACGGTATCTTCCAAAGCTTCAATAGCGTGGTTAATACCTTCTTTAATTTCTAAACAAGCTGGAGCTATGTATTCGGCAGCTCCTTCATCTGTACGGACAACCACTTTGCCTTTAGCCAAAATACTTAAGTGACTAAACTTGTGCGCATGTTGCCCAACTACGTATCCTTTTGGTACAAACATTTCTTTAGCGTACAGGCCATCGGAAAAGTTGTGCTTAACACCTAAGTCGATTTCAAAAGTGCCGACTTTTTCTTTAAATGTCTCGCTTACCGTTTTCATGCTGCGTCCTTTACTTTGTCAGATTTAATGGTAACAATAAGCATAATCATGTCATCATTAGACTCGTTCTTGGCATCGTGTAAGACGCTATTATCAAACCAATACGCATCACCTACAGTTGGAAAAATGCTTCCATCTGGAAAGTTAAAAGAATTACCCGGAGCGCTTTGCACAGCAATGTAGTATTTTGCATAGTATTCAGCACTCCAACCACCATCAATATGCGGGTAAATTTGTTTACCCGGCGGTATCTTAACTAATAGAATAGTGCCGAGCTCTTCACCTTCAACTAAGCGCATCAAGTCAAATATAACTGCTCTAATATCAGGTAGTTGATAGTAGGCTGGGTACCAAACAGGCCTATGTTCTTTATTTGCTGGGTGAGCGGCGTTTAACTGTCCCTCATTGTTCAGCACATTTTCAATAGTGTTATAGCGCACCCAAATATCAGTGCTCTCCCTATGAGGGCTGTTACCTACGCACCGCATATCGTATTTACCAAAAAGGCGTGGTTGTCTGCGCAATGCAATCTGCAAAGGCACAACATTGAATCCAACAGCAATCTTGTTAAAGTATTGGGACATTTTATTTCGGTAAGTACTTATCTGCGTTAATCTGTTTGCCCTGTGCGTTACGTCCTGTACGGTCTTGACGAACTTTGTCCATCATCTTATAGAGGTGTTTAGCGCCAGCGTCAGTAGAGCCGTTACCCAAATGAGATACAACATCAGCTGGAACCACAAACTCGCCATCAGCTAAACGGGCTGGCTGTTTAGACCCAATTTTAGCAGGGATATTATCGCTCATGCCATCGCCGGGGCCTTTTAATAGACGTCCACCATCTGAGTAACTGCCTAAAGAACTAATACCGCCGCCAGCCGCTAGGTTGAGCTGGCCCAGCTGCATAGTTGGGTTTAAACCAGAAGCTACACCAGACGGCATTTGAGCGCCGTAGTTTGCGTTATCAAAACCAGCTAGTGATGCTTGGTAAGCCGGCATAGCCGCCATTTTACCTGCGCTTGTCGCTTTAGGTTTAGTTGTTTTTACACCGCCACCACCAGCTAGTTTTTCTGCGCCAGTATAAGGGTCGACGTTTGTATCTCCAGCAGCAGCAATCATGTTGCTACCCATAGGGGTATTTGTTGGGCTAGAAAAAGCATTAGTTTGCAGTTGAGCTTGTGGAAACATTTGGTTTTGGCCAAGTGCATTATCCCTAGACATTTGCTCAACAGGACCGCCGGGGGGAAGACCGATTTGCATACCATTAGCACCAACTTGACCGCCGCCATCAAAGCTAACCATACCACCGCCAGCATATCCTTGAGTGTTTGTGTACGGGTTTGTTTGGTAGTTACGGTATTGCGCTTGATATGGTGTAGGCTGCGCTGGGTATTGACCTTGGAAGTTAGAAGGTAACGACTTTAAACCTAGAGGGTTAGAACCGGGGGCTTGTACTGCGGGGGTTACGCCTTTTCTAGGCATCATAGCGCTTAAAAACATTAAACCTGCTGCAGTCTTACCGGGGTTTTTCCCAATCCAATCACCAACGCTTTTAAGAGTATCACCGATACCAGTAGCGCTACCGCCTGTAGGATCGGGTGTATATGGAGCAGTGCCGGGTACTTGGTTTGCCACACCACCTGTTGTACCGCCATAGCCAGCAGCATCCGCTGCTTCAGCAGAGCCTATTTGATTCGTCGCCATTCCGCTTGTGTATGGATTGCCTGTACCGGCGGCTGTAAATTGTTCAGGGGTTAAACTAGCCGCACTAGGAACCGCAGACCCGCCAGCACCAGTGCTAGTAGCGGCATTTTGAACACCGGATACTTGAGCCGCATTAACGCCCGCACCACCCGCGCCTTCGCCGCCTGCAACAGCGTTAGAAGCAAGGTCAGACATTGTAAAGCCGGGTTGACCTGCAAATGAACCGCCAACAGAACCTAATGTACCATTACCGCCCAAACCCAATAGACCACCAAGACCTTCACCCGCACCACCGAGAATAGAGTTCATAGCACTAAAGTTACCTACATCAAAAGCGCCGCCGCCAAAACTACCGGCATCTAAACCATAAGCGCCTAAATCAAAAGCACCGGCTGCGCCCGCGCCTACTTCACTACCGCCTTCTACGGCTGCTATGCCTACGTCTATCCATGCCATATCTTGCTCCCTATTCCAGTTCCAGCGTCATCTGCGCTTGGTTTTCCAGTGCCTCATACGAAGGGGCAATTACCTCGGCCTCAATCGCTTCTAGTTTATCTTCACCTAAATGCTCTGTTAAATGGACGTTTACCCATATCGTATCTTCTTCAGCATAGCCAACCTTTTGACTTCCGGGAGAAGCATCAAATATACAGGGGGCTTCAAAATACTTTTTGCCGGTTTCAGTTACGACCGATATTTTACCTTTTAACACAATATTCAGATGATGTTGTTTGTGTATTTTACCAATAATTAGCGAACCTTTGGGGATAAAAAGCTCTCTAGCGTACAAACCGCAGCCATATTTTTCGTTCATACTGGTGAAATGGTGGGTTAGCTTTAAGGTATCCTCCGCCGATTTAAAGGCACCTATGGCAATAAGGTCTTTTAACCCAGCCGAAACGGTCTGTACGTTATGCTTAAATTGAGGTTTTAATAGCGCGGCTGTCATGTCTTGATTTTTAGTACGTTGCCTGCAGTGGTGTCATAATACACATCGCCCGTTCTTAAAGTAGCCAAACTAGCTTGTGTTGGAATTGACACTATGGGGGCGTTAGTCGTTTGATTGATACTGCTTAAGTTTAACGTAGTACCTTGGATGGGGCCATTATTATCTAATTGCGCAAAATATAAACGCAAGATACGAAGAAACTCTTCCATAAAACGCTGGTCGTATTCTATGGGTGCAACGGGTAGCCGTGGGGCTACAGTATTTGGGGTGGACATTATCTTCTTCCGTCGGGTCTAATATCAATACGGGGTACGCCTAATTGCCACTGCACATCGACCCTATTAGATTCAATTTTAAACGCCATCTGACGACCGCGCATACGAACATACGCATATTCGCTAAACTGTTGAACTTCATAAGTACGTTGATTCTGGTAATTCTGGGTACTTACTACAGCAGGGTTATCATCTTGTCCATACGGAGCGCCGGGATTTTGTCGTGGAAGCACAGTGAAGTTTAATGAAGGTGCCGCACTTGTTGAGCCGTTAAATGAAACGTCTGGGATAATACGCCACACAAAACCAAAGTTATGCCCATCGCCAATATCAAAGTCAGAAGATTGGACAAAAGAGTCAATAGCTGTAGGAGGGTTCGTTTCACCATTATTAACACCTTGCTCGTGATAAATCAAAGTAGAATTGGTTGTACTACCTATAATATAACTAGCCGCAGTTGGAGTTGACCGTAAAGCACTATCTAACCAAGCTGTACGGGCTAAATTACCGTAGTACCAAATACGTTCTAAATGGTTGTAGATTACATAACGGTCAATATAGTTTGAACTGGCTGAACAATAGAACCACCATACTTCATTAAAGCCTTCGTTGGTACCTGAGAAAAACTGCGCAGACTGAGTCATATTAATATCTTGGAATACATATTCGCGCAAAGTACATGGCAGCGTTTCAACCCGTCCAGAGTACATATAGAACTTATCTTGCCCCATCCAATACGCCACGTTATTTACAATAGATACGGCATTGGGGGAGATAATGGAAATGTTGTCTGCAAGTAATTGAAAGCCCCAAACATAAGGAGCCCCTAAATACTGCATAGAATAGATAGCGGCGTCAGTAAACACTAATATTTCTTGGCGAGACTGCATTGCCGTAATAATAGTAGAACCGTGACTTAGCAAATAACTACCTGCTTGATTTGTAACTGACGGAGTCCAAGTCAATACACTTTCTTGGTCTGACCAACGAATTAGCATTGGGTTTTGTACGCTAGAGCCGTAGTCATTTGTGCCAAATGCAATTGTAAATCTACTAGCATCAGATACTAATACATAGTTAGCCATTTGGGGGGTATCTGTATCCCCTAACCACCACTGTGTACCATTTTGGGTATTAGTATTTGTACTAGATAAAACTTGAGCTACGTTATACACGTTAGGGTTAGCGCCATCAACAACCCAGTAATAGATTGGGCCGCCACGTGGGTTAAACAATAGGTTTTGTCCGAAGTTAGATTGGCTCCATAAACGCAACTGAATACCAATACCAAAACCTGCTGGAGCAGGAGAACCCCAACCTGTGGATGTATAGCCCGTAGTTACACCCGACCAACCACCAGCACCCCAACCTACGTTAGTTGTGTAAATAGCGCTACCAGAAGTGATTTGATATGTGGCGACAACAGACGCACCGCCATTGCCAGAATCAGAGCTATTAGCAGTAGCGGGAACAGTAATTGTGAATTGAGAAGACGAGACATAAGTAATTTGATATCCAGTATTTGCATTTAAAATAGCCGCAGTTATATTACCGCCAAGGCTAACAGCCCCACTAAAAGTAACCCAGTCTCCTGTTTGTGCGCCATGCCCTGCATCGGTAACTGTAATTACAGACAAGCCAGTAGTAGCAGTAAAAGTAGTATTGCCAGCAGGTGCAACATAACGAATAGGTGTAACATCAAACTCATTACCCCCTGTACCGTTTTGAATATAGAACTTTTGGTTAGTACCGATACCCATGTAGTTGTAGCCGTTAAGACCAATCCAGTTCCATAAAGAACGGATAACCCCAACCATGTTTCCACCTGTGGATACCAGACCAGTATCTATTACCCAGCCACCAATCTTCTCTACCTGACCAGAACGGAAACGAATTTTATCGCATTGGAACCATCCCCCCTCATTCGCTAAGGTAGTTCCTTCTCGGTTAATTCCTGGACGGAATTGCAATTTCTGAAGAGGCATCTTGTTAAGCCTTTAATAAGGAGGGTATGTTTTTCATGATTTACCTTTAAGCGACCGTACCACCAGCGGCTTTATAAGCTGCTATTAATTTATCTGCGCTATTCTCATGCTGCCCATACCCTGCGCCGGGGAGTGAAGCCCAAATATTTTTGCACTTATCTATAGCAACGTTAATATAACCTTTTTCAATATCGTCTAGTGCTTTACGCTCTTTAATCTGTTGTATAGCTACTGCATCTTGCGAAGCTGCTGAAAAGTCTTGTAACCCTAACTGCTTCTTATACACATCCCAATATCTTCCTAATAACTGATACCGCCCTGCTGCAGTTGATGCCAATCCTGGTTTTAACCAAACAAGCTTTTTTGGATGGTCAGCGTACCCGTGAAATAATTCACCGCCAACCACGACATTATACCCGTCATCACCTTTTCCTTTGGTGCCTTCAGATACAGCAATCATATCAAGAAATGCTTTTAGATTAGGACTCATTTAATCAACCCATTTTGTTCTGCCCATTCTTGCCAGAGGTTTACTTGGAGGGTTGTGATAGAGCATTGTTCAGCAAGTATTGGGTAGGCGGTTTCTGCATCAGTTCCTTTGGGGGCTGGGGAAATGCCGGACATTGTACGGCTACCGGGGACGAGCTGCATCCCACCATAATAATTGCGCAGAGCAGCGAGCTTACCTTCATATTCATTTTTAATTCCTTCATTTACTAGGTTTTGTTGTTTTTGGATTGATTGGACTTTCTCTTCCTGCGTTTTGGCGATTGCTTCAACACTTGCCTTGTATTCCAAATATCGACTATTACCAACATGAAAGCCGCCATAGAAAACAGCGCAAAGAATAGCGCCAATAGCGAAAGCTTTGATGTAAGAAAGGTACCCATTAATAAACCCCCACATCATTCTCCCCCCGGTTCCGTTTTAGATTTCATCATTACAGATGCTCCACTAGCACCAGAAACAATACCCAAAGCTTCTGCTAACTCACGCAAGTTAATGTTATCTCGCACAACTTCATAACCAGCCAAAGCAATAACGGCAATAGTACCGAGAAGCCAAGTAACCCTACCAATGTCGTACGTCGCATTATCTTTACCTGTTAGAAGCTGTTTAAGTATTTCTCTCATTTTGCTTTTGTTTTGCGTGCAGTTTTAGCAACGACTGCCGGTTTTTTTTTAGCGGGGCGGGTAGTAGCTTTTTTTACCTGTGGTTTTTTCTTTTCTTGTGGCGCAGGGAAAGGCCAAGTATCTTGTAGCTTCAAATCTACCTTACCAACTTCAATTTCAATCTTTGGCATATAGCCAAGTTTGTCAAATAACCAAGTTATGATAAACATAATTTTCCTTAAGTCTTGATGATAAAGTTGATACCGAGGTATGGAGGTAAGTTTGCGTTTGTTGCGCTTGTACCAGCAGTAGCTGTTGAGCCATTTACATTAAAGTTATGTGTATGGCCCGGGTCTTGAATGTTTGCGTTTCCAACCCCTGTTGTTCCGCCAGTTTGCGCTTCAAATTGTTGATATGGGCCAGCTCCAGAAGCCCCAGAAATATTGCTATTAGCATAAGAGTGGGTATGTCCAGAATCATAAACACCAGTTTGAGCACTGTTTGTCGAGCCATTAATATTTACTGAGTGGCTATGACTTACTACGATTGCATCTGCACTACCGCCTGTTGCACCTACAGTTGTTCCGTATGGCATACGGTTTGTGTAGTTTGGCAGGTTAAATGTTGTAGAGCCATCACCAGCGCCAAAAGTCGTACCAATGATTGCAAAGAGCGCTGCATACGTTGTACGAGATACTGCAGTACCAGTACAGAGGAGGTATCCAGAAGGGGCTGTGCCAGTAGGCCACATTAACAAAGCACCAGTCAAAACCGCATTTTGGGTAACGAAAGCTGTTGTAGCTAGCTGAGTTGTGTTTGTACCAGCAGCTGCTGTTGGTCCTGATGGGATACCTGTAAATGTGGCTGTACCAGTAACCGTTAAATTACCAGCAACATTAAAATTACCTACTGCAGTGTCGTTACCATAGAAGCTTGTACCATCAGACCAAATAGTTACTTTAGCGCCCGCAGGAATAACTGCACCTGAACCACCTGCTGTTGTGTTGCCGATAACTGTTGAGTTATAGAATGTGGCTGTATAGCTAGTGTTATTCCAAACTACATAGGTTTTACTTACAGGTGGGGCAAAGATGTTAAAGTTAGCGCCTAGAGTGCCTGCATTTAGTTTAAGGATTCCATATACAGACTGGTCAAGGGCTGCTGAAGCAGATGGACCGTTAACATAGGTAAGTACTTGATTGTTTGAGGTGGGGGAAACGGTGACGGCAACATAACCAGCAATAGCTGATTCAAAAATGTATTGGAAGTTTGAGTTTGTAGTTGACCCCCAAGTACCAGCTTGGTCTCCAGCGCCGATAAGTTCGGACCGTAATATGGGTGAGTAAGTGCTTGACATAGTTTACCTTCTATCTTTATCTCTTAAAACTGCGTATTATCAATCTGTTGCCAGTTAGGGTTCTGAGTATCCCCGACGTTAGTCCAAGTAGTAGACTGCCCATTAGACACCGCATTCCAAGTTACAGTCTGGTCATCATGGATTTTAAACCATCCACGCCCAATTGTGGAATCTAATAAAGTCAAAAGCTCTGCAATTACTGGGGCAAAGTCTGCCTGAGCTGTTTGGGCATCAAATAAAGTAAACCCTTCAGCAACCATGACTGCCCAGCCAATAGTAGCGTTTTCAGACTCGGTTAGGGTTAAGCTTTCTGCACGGGCGACAGGCCAGTCTACCGCACCTGCTTGGGTAGTTGTAGTTGTGTAGGTTTCGGGGACAGTACCTTTAAAGTCGCTATTTGCTGATAATTGGTCAGTAGTTGTATAGGTTTCAGGTACAGTGCCTTTAAAATCAACGGTAGAAGTTTGGGTATCAGTTAAAGTCAACAACTCAGCAATAGCCCTAGCCCCACTCCAGTTTCCACGTGCTTGGGCATCTAAAGAATAGTTCTCAGCGTTAGTTAAGTAAAAGTCAAATGTACTAGGCTCTTCATCTGAGAAAGCAATAGAGTCGGCAAAGAACCCGCCAAAGGTTGCTGGGCCAGCAAAGGTAGTAGTTAGGGTGTAGGACTCTGGGACAGTGATGTTAAATGAAGCGGGTCCTGTAAATGTGTCGCTTAGGGTGTAGTTTTCAGCTTGGCTTGCGCTTGTATTCCATGCGCCTTGTTGGCTATCAGTTAAGGTATAAGATTCGGGCACAGAACCCACAAAAGCTACAGGGCCAGTATAAACATCACTTAAGGTATAGGACTCAGCTAAAGCCCCGCTAAATAATGCAGAAGCTGCATATACATCAGAAAAGGTTACAGTTTCGCTAACCGATACAGGATAGGCATTACCCCCTAAAGAAGCATAGGGTGATTGAGCGTAAGCAAAGATTCCAAACATTAGCCTACTAAAGCCTTAACTTCATCTTCAGTTAAACCAAGTGCGGCTAGTTTAGCTAGTGCAGAAGCCTTTGTATCTATAGCAGCTTGTGCATTAGCTTCAGCTTGTGCGGTTACCGATTGTAAGTCGTAAGCCACTTCATTGCCGTTTGCATCGTAAGCAATATCGCCACGAATAATTGTTACTTGTGGATAAAGTTTCAGCAATGCTTGTGTTTGTTGTATGTTTATCATGCCGCAATTTCCAATAAAGTAATTGATGAAATATCACCATTTGCCTGACAAGTTGCACTTCCTGAACTACCTGCTCTTGCATATTGCACTTTATAAGTTGTAGCAGAAGTTGTAGCAGGAGAATCTAAATAATTTCCAGCCGCACTTATAATTAATGCACCACCAGCACTAGTAAGAGCAGTATATGCACAATATTGATTAATATTTGTAGAATTTCTAACAATAGCTAAAGCTACTCCAATACTATTTACTCCGTTGTTATATACGCCATTCATTGTTGTTAAAACAAGAATTTTGCTTGTAGCAAATTTAGGTGTAATTGTTGCATTTACGCCTGTATCTGCCAAAGTTGTAGTTGCATTTGTTACTGAAGTTGCATAAGTCCCCTGAACCACTTGCAACACAACGCTAGAGCTTGCTTGCGTAGAACTATTAGGGTAAGTAACCCCTGCTGAACCATCTAAAATTAAGCTCATTCTGTCACCTCATCTGCTGGAGTTGGTGTATTGCCTTGCGCTATAGGTTTCATAGCTTTTTCCATAGACCAGCCTCTAGCCAATCTACCTTTAAGTGTTGTTGGTTTCATATTTAATTCTCTTTCCCATTGTGAACGAGTTTGACGCTTGCCGTTCCATTCGATAAACACATTAGCCCTAGTGTTGTTGGCTTGCTGTTCTTTTGTAGCCCAACGACAGTTTTCTTTATTGTAATTGCCGTTTACATCAATTCTATCAATACTCATGCCTTCAGGAACTTCGCCCATATCAAGGTAAAAATTCTCAAAAGAATCCCAACGCTCATCATAGGTAATACCTCTGCAAGAGTAATCTTGGTTAATGCGGTTACAACGCAATCTCATAGCTTGCCAAATACTGTATGTTCTAGTGTTGGTCATACCATGCGTTGTGCTTGCTTTGGCAATACGCTTAATGTGTTCGCATCCACAAGATTTAATTTTTCCCTGAACCATGTCAGAAGCACGAATTTCTTTTTGAGTTCCGCACTTGCATTGGCATAGCCATACCGCACCATTGCCATGCGACTTCTCTAACTGCAATACAGTCAAAGAGCCAAAATGAAAGCCTTGAAGGTTATTAAGCGGCTTGCTCATCATCGGCTGGCAGAACTACGCCACCTTCTTCAATGAACTTCAAATAGGCTTGGTAGTCTGTGTTGTCAGGGTCTTGAAAAAATGAAGTATAAGTTTTATTACCATTATCACGAATAACAACCGTTTGACCTAAAGAAGTAGTGACTAATCTATACATTTTATAACTCCGCAGTCCAAATAATATAAGCTGGTGTTGAGCCATTAGATAAAAATCTTCCGCCAAATCCAGCAGTGCCGCCAGACCCCCCAGTAATATTAAGATTACCATTATCTTTACTTACTTGGTCAAGAGCGACCGTTGTGTAACCACTCCCAACTGGGTAAAAAAATGTGTTTGCGGCTGTAAATGTTACGCTGGGATATGCTCTCATTGTTACTGGAAAAGTTACATTAGCAAATAATTGTCCTGCACCTACCCCAAAACCAGTGCCAAAAGAATAATACGCTGTTGGAGAACCAGCAGCTGCTGTGTTTTGCCCAAAACAATACCTCTGACATAAAGCTAACTCTTGTCCATACTGACGATACTCAAAACCAGTAGCAGAACTACCTACTTCTAATTGCACGCCAGTAATGTAGAAAGTTGCTCCGTTTGTGCCTACTACGGATGTTGCGCCTGTGGCTGAAAGATATAAACCTGAGTACCAAGAACCAGCAGTATTGCTTAATGTTGAACCCATGCCAATAGAAAAATCAATGCTTAAACCACGACCATTATTTGTAAGCCATGTACCACTTGTATCGCCAGCAATAGTTACGCTAATTTGTGTCCATGTATTTGCTACTGGAATTGAATAAGAAAACGGATAACTTCTATTTAATGCAGAATTGTAAATAGAACCGCCAAAAGTACCAGTAAGGCTTGATTGCACCCATGCTGATAAAGTTACTGTTTTTGCATTTGCTGTTCCCCAGTTTAAATCTGCGACATTGTAACCTTCAACATATTGAATAATTCCAAATGCTTCAGCAGAGCCTACTGTATATGTAGATAAAGAAGTAACTTTTAAACTGTTTGCAAAACCAGCAGGTGCTGTTGTTACTTGTTGTACGCTGTATTTAGAAGCTACTGAGTTTTGAGCCGACCATCTATCAAGGGTATATTGTCCATCTGCTGTAGGAGTAACACTAGCACCAGCATTTCTTTGGTCAATAACGCATGCTCCATTTATAATGCGGTTACGGAATACCGAACTAATTGGGGCTAATCTGCCACCGCTTGAATCTGAAACTATGTCTGTATTAACAGTCCCATAAGCCATCGTTATTGCTCCTTGCGTTGTTTGTGCCAAGCTGTAACGGCTTCGCTAATCTTTTGTTTATCTGCATCAGTATAAATTCTCTTTGCTCTAGCGGCACGCATTTTAGCTTTAGTTTTTTCTGACGCTTTTTTACCAGCATTAGGATGAACCGCAAAAGAAGCCGCTCTAGCTTTTTGACTAGCCGACATTTTGGCTTTAGTTTCTTCACTTGGAAATTTACCCAAAGAAAACTTGTTGCCTTTCATGGCTTCAGATAGCTTACGCTTGCCTTCTTCAGGATAAGCCTTGCCCTTCATGCCTGACTTGCTACCAAGCGGTCTATGATGTGGTTTACCAATACGAGATTCGCTAAATGCTTGTTTGCGTTCTTCTGACCATTTAATGCCGTAATTTGGATTGTTTTCACCACTCATTCTTGCACTAATTTCAGGTCTTTTAGTGCCTTTTTGCGGATGCGGTCTGCCAAACATAGGATGCTTGTCACCGCCTTGAGCACCTGTTTCAGCGTTTTCTTCAACAAGGTTAGCCCATTCTTTAGATGACACAATATTATGCGTTCTAGAGAACTCTAAAGCGGCTTCTACGCAACGCTGGCGGTCATAGTAAACACCCATAATGCCTGTGCTTACATCGTTGCCATGCTTCTTTAAATGCCGTTTCCAAACAGTTCCGCTACCCTTGTACCAATGAACCTTGTTCAAGTGTATTGT